GGGGGAATTAAATTAATCCCCCCATTTTTTAATATTTTAATTTAGTTTTAACCCGTCTGAACTTGAAACATACCAGTTACCCTCAACAAAATTAAGAACAACACAAGCACCTTTATCAAGTTGTAGTTCATCCCACTCTTCATCAATCTTACCTAAATCAGGTTTTATTAGTAATGATGTTAATGATTTGATTGTAATTACTTGATTTTTTTCCGAGTTTAATGATATTTCAGATTTATCAACATTTTTTACAATTATTAATAATTCACCATTTGTAGTATAAGTTTCATCCGATACTATTTTATTAACACTTGGTTTAGGTTCAGGTTTTATACTGTGAGTTTGATATTTCACAACATTTTTTCTTTGAGATAAATTTTCAACTTTAATCATATTATATATATTTGTCTTGGCATTGCTCTAAATTTGAGCGTTTTATTAAGATTTTCAGCAATCAATGCTTCTCTTTCTAATACTTTATCAGGTCTTAATCTTGTTAATTTACCCTCAGCACCTATTAATTCCTCAATCAACTTAGTTTTTTCATCTTTACCTTCTGTTGCTAATGAAGTATAATCCATTGTTAACTCAGAATCGGGAGTTTTTAAATTCCCACTATATTTACCTCTAACTTTTGCTAAAGTTTCTTTGCAATAAGCTATAAACCAATTTCTAACCCAAACTTGAGCTGGATGATTTAAATCAGTCCAATATAATTTATCCAATGGAACATCAGATGGTAATTTAATAATATCTTCATTATCTTTTAAACATTTATCTCTACCACCTTCTGTTGTATCGTAATACCAATACCATACTCTACCTTTAGTCATTGTTCCGTTACCGAAATCGAATTTACCTCCGGGTGTATTCATTAGGTGTATCGCCTTTTTACCTCCCGGTAATGCAGTTATTCTATATGTTAAATCACCAGCAATCATTCTTCGTTGTATGTTGATCTCTTGCATTCTTAAAAGTAAATCAAAGGCTGGCATCATAAAATAACTACCCCCAGTATTACCAAATTGGGCTAGTCCTCCACCACCACCAAGACCTCCTCCGGCACCTAGAGAACCAAATGACCAGGGATCTATCATTACATTATTTAAACTTGGGGGTGAAAACCATAACAACTCATTGATTTCTCTGTTTGCTGGTATTTCATATATTTGTTGATTTTGAACTAATTGGATATAATCTTTTTTTAATTCCCATTCACCACCTGCTTGTAGACCTACTATTTTGGAATACGCATAAGTGTATCTTGTTTCATAATCCAAACTTTTAGTAACAAACGCTCGTGATAACGATTGGGTATCAATATTTAAATTGTATAAACTTGTCCATTGAGACTCGATTAACCAATCTTGAACATATTGTGAATATTGATCAATTGAAAATTCCAACAAAGTATCCATTTGTTCATCTTCAAGTTCAATACCTCTTAATGGTGCACCAAGTATATGTCTAACTTTGGTGTATAATTCACTTCTTTGTGGTTCTGGTATTATTGACATAATAAGATTTTTCTTATATAAATATCATCTAATAAAAAATAATTTAATTTTAAATTACTGGTTCATCCCAACTTTGTTCATCAATATCCCAACCAACACCAAAAGGTTCTAGTTTTTTTAGATTATATGTCTCTTCCAACCAATCACTTAAAATATTTTCAATTTCAAAATGACTATAATCCATTACTTGTTCAAAAAATACCCATATTCTCCAAAAATTGATATAACAATCTTTATTTCTTTTATTCTTATAATGAAAAAACAATGGTAAATTATTATTATCAACATAATAGATTTTATCGTCTTTAACAACAGGTTTTAAATTATTAAATTGATTCAAATATGATAATGGATTATCCTCATAAGCTCTTCGAATCATATCTTTATTATTACCAAATACTCTTGTGGCGTTAATCAATCCCAGTTTTTCAACTGTTGATTTAATTCTATGATTTATTTTATCAGATTGATTTTCCGTTATTATTATTTTCATGTTTTTTTAATTTAAATTATAGGTCTCTTCCAGTTTATGGAGTCGATTAAATTTTCATATCCTTTAGGTGTGAGTTCTCCTAAATTATAAGTCTCACCCAACCATTCCTTTATAAGTTGTTGAATTTCAGAATATTTATATCCAAAGACAATCAGAAAAAATACCCATATTTTCCAAAAATTGATATAACAATACCCATTTTTTTCATCCTGATAATAATAAAATAATGGTATATTATTTTCATTAACATAATAAATTCTACCATCTTTAATGACCGGTTTTAAGTTATTAAATTGGTCTAAGAATGATAAAGGATTATCTTTATATGATCTTCGAATAATATCTTTATTTCCACCAAATATTTTTAACGCATCTTCAAGTCCCAGTTTTTCAACTGTCGATCTTATTCTATCATTTATTTTATCAGATTGATTTTCCGTTATTATTATTTTCATGTTTTTTTTTTATTTAAATTACCGGTTCATTCCAACCATAATCTATTAATACACTAATAGATTGTACTGGTGTAAGTCCTCCTAAATTATAAGTTTCTTCCAACCATTCCTTTATTAGTTGTTGACTTTTAAGATAGTTAAATCTAAAGATATCTTCAAAAAATGACCATATTCTATAATAATTTATAATACATTTACCATATTTTTTATCCTGATAATAAACGAACAAAGGTAATTTATTTTCATCAACATAATAAATTTTATCATCATTAATAACCGGTTTTAAATTATTAAATTGATCTAAAAATGATAGTGGATCATCTTCATAAGCTTTTCGAATTATATTTTTATTACCACCAAATATTTTTAATGCGTTTTCAAGACCAAATTTTTCAACTGTTGATTTAATTCTATGATTTATTTTATCAGATTGATTTTCTGTTATTATTATTTTCATATTTTTTTTTATTTTAAATTATAAGTCTCTCCCAACTACCTACTATTAAAGGTGCTGATTCTGTTAGGTGTGAGTCCCCCAAAATTATAGATCTCTCCCAACTTACAATCGTTGCTATTGAGGTTGTCAAAGGTGTAAGTCCCCCCAAATTATAGATCTCTCCCAACCATTCCTTTATAAGTTGTTGAATTTCAGAATTTTTATATCCAAAAACATATTCAAAAAATGACCATATTCTATAATAATTTATATAACAATATCCATTTTTTCCATCCGGATAATAATAAAATAATGGTTTATTATTATCATCAACATAATAAATTTTATCACCTTTAACTATAGGTTTTAAATTATTAAATTGGTCTAAAAATGATGAAGGATTATCTTCATATGCTCTTCGAATAATATCTTTATTCCCACCAAATATTTTTAATGCATTTTCAAATCCAAATTTTTCAACTGTCGATCTAACTCTTTCATTTATTTTATCCGATTGATTTTCCGTTATTATATTCTTCTTTTTTAATATTGAATCATACAGACCATTAACAAATTCCCAATTAATATGATTCCAAAATTTATTAATATATTGATCTCTTTTATTTTGATATTTTAAATAATATGCATGTTCCCATAAATCAAGACCCAATAATGGATAACCACCACCTTCAACAACATTCATTAACGGATTATCTTGATTTGGTGTTGACATAATTTTTAAACGATTATTTTTTGTTAAAATTAACCAAATCCAACCAGAACCAAAACTATCCATCGCAATTTTATTAAATTGAGATTTAAATTCTTTAATACCACCAAATTGTTTTATAATCTTATCAACAACATTACCTTTTGGAGTTTGTTTTTTTGGTGATAACATTTTCCAAAATAATGCATGATTAAACGCACCACCAGCATTATTTCTAACTTTTGTATTATATTTATTAATATTTTTTACAATATCCTCCAATTCAACATCACCTTTCTTATCAGATAATAAATCATTTAATTTATTAACATAACCTTTATAATGTTTGTTATAATGAATATCCATAGTTTCAGGATCAACAAATTGTTTTAATGCCGAATATGAATATGGTAATTTATCAATACCAATTTTCTTCATTTCCATTAAAAATTCATTATGAATATTTTCTTTCTCCGTTAATAATAATTGTTCGGATATTAAATCCAGTTTTTTTGAAATTATTTTAAACCCTTCAAATATTGTTTTATCATATTCGGGATATTCCTTTTCAAACATTTTTATTAATTTACCTGATTCGGCATTTGCCTCATCTTCATTTTGACCTCCAATATCTTGACCAATTTCTCGACCCAAAACACTCATTTGATATTCATGAACCCATTCATGTGCAAGAGTTCTCATTATATCTCTATTTAATCTACCTTTGGATAATATTTTAAGACCATATTCAACACTCCTACTACCGGTGGTCATTTTACCTGATCTATCACCCATAAATGTGATTTTGATATCGTTTTTTAATGGAAATTTCTTTTGCAAAAAATTAATAAAATCTTCAAAAAGATTATAATTTTTTTTATCAATCCCCGAATTATTATGTTTAATTGAAGCTTTCATTAACCATAAATATAATGGTTATGAGGTTTTACCTTTTTCGATTGATAGAATTTAATATTTCCTCAACAATATCCCCCCCATTCGTAATAAGGGTATCACCCATAACAGTATTAATATTTTTTTTCTTCTCATTTACCATATCGTAAATTATTCCCTCAATGGTATTATGAAATATTGGGTAATACACCGAAACCGAATTTTTTTGACCATATCGATATGCTCTATCTTCAGCTTGTGATAAATCACCCGGAACAAAAGATAAATCATTCATTATTACCGCTTCAGATGCTGTCAAAGTAATTCCCACACCAGCGGCACGAACATTCCCAACAAATACTTTTATTTTTTCATTCTCTTGAAATTGATCAACAGCATATTGTCTTTGAGGTTTTGAAGTTGATCCATCCAATCTCACAGATTGTTTACCAAAATGATCGGCAATTTTATTTAATGTATTGGTAAAATTGGTGAAAATGATAACCTTTTTTCCTTGTTCCAAAATATTTTCGGCCAATTCAATGGTACTTTTTATTTTTTCCTCAGATATGACTTGACGAACTTTCATTAATTTACTGAATTGAATTGTTAACGAACTACTTTCATTTGGATTCTTATTAAACCATTCATAATATTCACCCATCAATTCTTCATAAAGTTTTGATTTTAATTCCAAATAAACCGGTGTTATAATTTTTTCGGGTAAATCCAATACTTCAGTTTTTAATCTTCGTAATACCTGTTTTGATGTTCTATCTCTTAATTCTTCCAAATTGGTAGCACCTGCAACATTCCATATTTTTCTTTTACCAGCCATGAATTGATAACCACCACAATATCTAATAGCATAAGCCATCCAATTCTGAGCTACCGGACTTTCCACAATAGATAATAAATTAAAATAATTCATTGGTCTATTAGTCATGGGTGTTCCTGTTAATAACCATACTCTCCCACAATCTTTTGTTATACTATTAACCAATTTCGTTCTAGTGGCCTGACCATTACTTGCATAATGCGCTTCGTCTAAAATTATTAAATCAAAATTACCTTTGGTTATTAATGAATTTTCTTTGTCTTTAAGATCATAAAAGTTTTTTAAAATATCATAATTAACAATCACAAAATCATGTTCCAATGAGAAATTTTTACCATCAGCAATATATACACTTCTGTCAGTATAATTTTCAATTTCTCTCATCCAATTTATTTTTAATGATGCCGGACAAATAATTAAAATCTTTTTTACTTTCGTTTCTAATGATGCGATAACAGTGGAAGTTGTGTTGTGTGTTACAATACAATGTTCTGTGACATATAATTTATCAGGAGCGTCAACGGCAATACAAACACTTTCATCTTGACCAACTTTTTCAATATTCTTAATGTATCTACCAGTTGGATATTTTTTAGGATCAACATATCTTTCCGATTTTCTTTTTAATCTAAACGGATTCATACCTTTCGGTAATTTAATATTAACCCTATAAGCTAATTTACCCTCTTTCTTAACTCCTTTATGAGTATATTTTGGAATACGGGTTCTAACTCTAGCAATACCCCCTAATGTTTGTACAATTTCAACAACATCATCACAAAGTTGTTTTGATATTGTACAAAATTCAGTCCCTCTAAAATTACCATTTTCGGAAATCATACAATGACCATCGGTATCCATTAACCCTTGTAAAATTGCAAGTCTGTTTTCAACCGATGAATACTTATAAATGTCGGGGATAAATTTATTATATGAACGAGTGTGTTCAATACTTAAATCGAATAATGATGTACCAACATTAATATAACCATTTCTTTTATTCATTTGTGGTTTGTTTTCTTTTAAATGATATGTATTAAATAATTCGTCATAATCATCTTTATGTACTGAAAAATTAATATTTTTATTTTTGAATGATCCATCACCTAACCCAAGACCTAATAAATAAGGGTCAATAGGTAATATATCATTCCTTTCAAATTGAATTGGTTTAACAATCGGGATTTGCCATTTAGAGTAACCATTATTTTGTTTATAATATGTTTTAAATTTATATGGTCTTTTTTCATTCCATCCAGTCCCTATTTGTTCCAAAACTAGATTTTCATCTAACATTTGTCCAACACTAAGTGTAACATATCTATTTTCTCTATTTTTAGAATTTTCACCTGAATTGTTGGATGAAACACTCCACAAATGTTCTTTACCTACTAATATTGAATAACCATCATTAAATGTCATTTTATATAAATCTTTAACACCTTGTGGGTAAATACCAATTACATTACATGATTTACCATTTGATCCAATAATTTTATCACCAACTTTTAAATCACCAATTCTAACTCTACCATAGGGTGTAAATACTCGATTATCAACGAATTCTAGCTTTCCTACGCCCATATCGTCAGCTAAAATAAACCTTTTTGACCCCACTAATTTCTCAATTGCAACCTTTTGATGTTCGAGTGGGGGTCTATGACTATATTTAGAATAATCGATTTCAACTATTTCAGTTGAATGTGTTTTTATGATTGAAGATTTTGGTATCCAAAATTCTGACAAAGGATCCGATTCAAAAAATTTACCCCATATATGATAAGATTTTTCTTTTTCTACTAATAATTTTTCAATATATATTTTTTCGGGAACATTTAATAGATATTTTTCTTCGGAAAATTTTTTAGCAAAATAACTATCCAAATCAAGCCATTTACGAGCAACTTTTGGTTTAACATCGTGATAAGTGACAATATAATCTGATTGACCTCGAGTTGGATAAAATTTTTTATTATTATCCTTTTTATCTTTTAAATAAAGAATATAATTATTAGCACCTGAATATGAATCAAGTATTTCTAACGCCTTGTGTTCTATTATCGAAGATGAGTTATTCAATTTAATAATTTTATTTGAAATATAACAAATAAATAGATATTTATCAATAAAAATAAATTATATGGCGAAAAGAGTACCCATAACAAGATTGTCTAAATTCTTCTCCGAAGAAGATTTTTTTTTTTTAGAACAAGAACTTGGAATGGAATGGTTGGTCGGTGATATGAATTTCACCTGTGTTCTTTATCGAGTTGATCGATATAAAACCAAAACAGATGATGTATATGGTGAGGCGGTTTCTGATGGTATAAAATTCCATCCCCCTGTTGAGTTCAATGCTTATATTCAAATAACCGCACCTGAGAATAAAACGATGGGAAGTACTCGTATCGATCAAATGGAACCTGGTAATATTAGAATATCTGTTTATCAAAAAACATTGGATGATTTGGGGATTGATATTAGTTTTGGTGATTATATTGGTTATTATGAAAGTGAATCAGTTGTGAGATATTACACCGTGAATAATGATGGTCGTGTTGTTTCGGATAACAAACATTCATATGGGGGTTATAAACCTTTTTATCGAACAATTATTGCATCACCTGTTGGATCGAATGAATTTAGAGGATTATGAAAGTCATTATAACTGAATCACAATTTAAATTAATTGAACGAGTTATTAATAACGAAGTTTTTTGTGATAGATGCAATTGGAATTGGAATTTAGAAGATGGTGGGGATGACCCTTATATTTGTCATAAATGTGGACATAATAATGAAATAGAATAATATGGGATTACCTAAGAAAATAAAAAAAGACATACCTTTAACCAAATCAAGAAGTCTTTACCCAAGAAGGGAAGAAATGAAAGATATGATCTCTCAAGATGGGACTTTTTTACCTAAATCTTTATTACATGCGGATTTAGATCGTGGATTTTTAGATTTTGTTAGGGATGAATTAAGATGTGTTGTTGAAGGTAAAACAATACCAATGGTTGATATTTTAATAACAACTCAAAATTGGACTCAATATGTTGAAACTTGGGATATGCAAAATATTGATAAAAATGTTGAACCCCCATTTATTACGGTGATTAGAACACCTGAAGTTAAATTTGGTACAAATCCATCGTTAAGATATAATATTCCAAATAGAAGACAATATTATTATGCACAAGTACCAACTTGGGATGGTCAGAGAAAAGGTATGGATATATATAAGATACCTCAACCAGTACCTGTGGATATTAAATACACTGTTGCGATTGTATGTAATAGAATGAGAGAATTAAATAAATTTAATCAAATTGTATTAGAAAAATTCTCATCAAGACAAGCATATCAAAATATTAAAGGGCATTATATTCCAATAATTAATGATGACATCACTGATGAATCAGTGATGGATATGGAAAAACGAAAAGTATATATTCAAAAATATTCTTTCACATTAATGGGATTTTTAATTGATGAAGATGAGTTTGAGATACAACCAGCTATTACTAGAATTTTTCAAATGTATGAAGTGGATGATAAAATAACTAAGAAAAGACAAAAGAAAGAAGAACCAAATCCACCATCTAATTTAATACCAACATTTTTACCTGGTGTGAATGATTTTTTCAACACATTTAACTATACGGCAAATTTAAAATTAGTAGAAACAAAAAATTTAAATTATTTTGAGGTTTATATTAATGGTGATTTTTATGGAACTAATGTTGATGAAATACAAATAAATACAAATGACGAATTACATTTGTATGTAAGTAAGATTAATACTAGTGACGACACTAATATTGTATTTAATCAGGAATTGATTTAATCTTCTCCGTAAATATCTTTTTTTTCCTTACATTTTTCAATTATAAGATTTTCTAAAAAACGATATATTTTAATTCCTCGTTTATCACAATATTTCTTTAATATTTCGTGTGTTTCAACCGAAATCTTTAAATTTTTTATTTTTTTTGAATCATCTTCCATAGGTAGAAAAAAGGTAGAAAAAAATCCTACCAAGTTATAAATAGTTTGTTATAAGTAAAGTTTTTGCTAAAAATGATAATATTTATATATAAAATAAATCTAAATAATAAAAAACAACTATGGCAACTAACAGCAAAGTATTTGTATCACCTGGTGTTTATACTTCTGAAGTGGATTTAAGTTTCGTAGCACAAAGTGTTGGTGTTACAACTTTAGGTATCGTAGGTGAGACATTAAAAGGTCCCGCTTTTGAACCTATTTTTATCAGAAACTTTGATGAATTCACATCTTATTTCGGAGGAACATCACCAGAAAAATTCGTAAATACTCAAATCCCTAAATATGAAGCTTCTTATATAGCTAAATCATATTTACAACAATCAAATCAATTATTCGTAACTAGAATTTTAGGACTTTCAGGTTATGATGCAGGTCCATCTTGGTCTATTGTGACTAAAGCAAATGTTGATCCAGCAACAATTGGATTTAATTGTGCTAGTGGTGTTACTGAAAATTGTGAGTTTACTTGTACATCGGCACATACTATTGATTTTTCGGTTGATTATTCAGGATGTAATAATTCAAGTTCAACAATATCATTCACATCTAATTTCCCTGACGAAATTCAGTCATTATTGAATTTACCTTACCAACAGTTTGATGGTAGTGTAACTAGTTTAAATACTAATTTAGTTGATTTGGTTAATGGTGTTATAACATTAGATGACCCAACAACAGGTGAAACATTAACGATTGATTATTTTGGTTCAATTGATCCTGATGATTACGCAGTTTTATCGGCAAATTTTACAACAGGATTGAATGTATTTGATGTACCTTCAGTTAATTTATCAACAACAGATCTTACATCACCATTAAATGATGTTTGGTATTATGCTTTATTTGAAAATAATGGTAGTGGTAACTATTCAGGGTTTTCATTTTATTCATATGTAACTGGAACGACTCAAACAACAACATCTTCAAATTGTGCTTCTTTTTACGATTTCAGTATTAGTGGAACTTCAGGGAGTATTAACTACAATACAAATACTATTAATGTATGTTTACCTTCAGGTTCATCATTAAGTAATGTTATTGTTGATTTTAGTGCTTGTACAACTGCGGTTACTATTAATTCTGTAACTCAAGAGAGTGGTGTTACGTCAAATGATTTCTCAATGGGATGTTTAACATATGAATTAACATCTGAAGATAGTTCGGTAACAACTAACTGGACAGTATGTGTTGAAGCTTATGACCCATGTAATCCTTGTGTTACAGGAAGTACTGGTAGTCAAAATATTGGTGAAATCACAACTTGTTATTCAGGTCAAGTGGTTGGTAGATTATATATGTATACTGGTAATTCATACACTGATTTCGATGATTTAGTAGTGGGAACATTAAGATCAAGAGGTATTGCGGATTATACTGATGGTTCAAACCCTACATTTGAAATTACAGGTGTAACTGATGTTACTTTAGATATGACAGGACAATATTCGGGAGTAACTAAAAACCCTTACTTACCATTTGTTATAAATGCAACGAATTATGATGGTGTGTCATTTTCATTTGAAACATCATTTAGTAGTTCAGATGCTAAATATATACCTAAAGTTTTTGGAACTAGTAACTTTAGCAAACCAAAAAACACAGTACCATTATTTTTGGAAGAGAGATTCCAATCATTATTAAACTATGGTTACAGAAAAGGATATATTAGAGGATTAAGTACTGAATTAGTATCATTAAATTCGGCACAAAGTGAAGAGTCAACATCTATTGGATGGTATTTAGATAGATATCAATCTCCAAGTTCACCGTGGGTTGTGTCTGAAGTTAGAGGTAGTAAAGTTTATAACTTATTTAAATTCTATACAATTTCTGATGGTAATTCAGCGAATACCGAAGTTAAAATATCAATAAGCGATATTTCATTTGCCAACCAAACATTTACTGTTTTAGTTCGTGATTACTATGATACTGATTCAAATCCTGTAGTTATTGAGAAATTTACTAATTGTAGTATGGATCCTAGTCAAAATAACTTTATTGCGAAAAAAATAGGTACATTAGATGGTGAATACGAACTTTTATCGAAATATATAATGATTGAGATTAATGAAGATGCACCAGTTGATTCATTACCTTGTGGTTTTGATGGTTTCTCATTTAGAGAATATTCAGGTGTTAAATCACCATTCCCAATTTTCAAAACTAAATATGACTATCCAGGTGAAGTAATTTATAACCCACCATTTGGTTTACCGACAGGTGGTGATAATGCAACAACAACAGGTGGTGATAACATTAGAAGAACATATTTAGGTATGTCTAATTTCTGGGGTTATGATGGAAGTTTCTTCGAATATAAAGGTAAACGAAACCCAATCTCAAGTTGTGATTTAGAAGGAGGTGAATGGTCATTCAAATCAAGAGGTTACCATATGGATAAAAATGCTAGTGGTATTACAATATCTACTCAATTTTCAACAAGTGGAACTCCTAGATTCTATGTTGGTGATGCATCATTTAGTTCTGAACCAACAGATGAGACAAGTCCTTACTACAGATTATTCTCAAGAAAATTCACGTTATTTGTTCAAGGCGGATTTGACGGATGGGATATCTATAGAGAACATAGAACAAATTCTGATAGATATGTGTTAGGTAGATCAGGTTACTTAAACGGAGCTTGTCCTTCAGATAGATACCCAACAGCACAAGGATGGGGGGCGTTCAAACAAATATCTGTTGGTGATGGAACTCGTAGTTACGCAAACACTGACTATTATGCTTACTTATTAGGTATTAGAACTTTCTCAAACCCTGAAGCGGTAAACATAAATGTATTTGTAACTCCAGGTATTGATTATGTTAACAATAGTGATCTTGTTGAATCAACAATCGATATGATTGAAAATGAAAGAGCCGATTCATTATATATAACTACAACACCTGACTTTAACTTGTTCTCACCAACAACAACTGGTGTTGATGAATTAATTTACCCTCAAGAAGCTATTGATAACTTGGATACAACAGGAATAGATTCTAACTATACTGCAACTTATTATCCTTGGGTATTAACAAGAGATAGTGTTAATAATACTCAGTTATATATTCCACCAACTGCGGAAGTGACTAGAAATTTAGCATTGACTGATAATATTGCATATCCTTGGTTCGCAGCGGCTGGTTATACTCGAGGTATTGTAAATGCTGTTAAAGCTCGTAAAAAATTAACTCAAGAAGATAGAGATACTCTTTATATCGGTAGAATTAACCCAATTGCAACTTTCTCAGATGTTGGTACTGTGATTTGGGGTAATAAAACTCTACAAGTAAGAGAATCGGCTTTAGATAGAATTAATGTTAGACGATTATTGTTACAAGCTCGTAAATTAATTTCAGCAGTTTCTGTGAGATTATTATTTGATCAAAACGATGAACAAGTAAGACAAGATTTCTTAAACGCTGTTAATCCAATATTGGATTCTATTAGAAGAGATAGAGGTCTGTATGATTTCAGAGTTACAGTATCAAGTGATACTTCTGATTTAGATAGAAATCAAATGACGGGTAAGATATACATAAAACCTACAAGATCGTTAGAATTTATTGACATAACTTTCTACATTACTCCGACAGGGGCTTCATTTGAGAATATTTAAATGAAAAAAAATAATAAAAAAATCCTCCTTATTAATTTAAGGGGGATTTTTTTTATATATTTACTATATTTATTTGTATAGAGTTACTTGTTATAAACATATAAATAAATCTTATGGAAGTTAATTTAGTTTGTGAGTGTTGTAAAAATATTTTCGTAGTTCCTTATAAACAGAGGAAACGAAAATATTGTAGTAGGGAATGTTATTTTAAATTTGCAGTTGATAATAAAATTATTGGTAAGAAAAAAGATCCTGAAGTGAGAGAAGATCGAACTTGCGTCGAATGTGGTGAAATATTTAATGAACGTAAAAAATATGACAGAAAATTGTGTTCAAATGAATGTAGAAATGTTTGGAATCTAAGAGAAGAAAATAAATTAGATAGAATAAATAAAGGTAAAGAAACTATGGTTAAAATCTATGGTGTTGATTCAATATTTAAAGATGAAAATTTTAAGAAAAATTTAACTGATAATTTTTTAAAAAAATATGGAACAACACATCCAATGCATGTACCTGAATTTGTAACAAAATTAAAAAATACCGTGAGAGGTAAACATTTAATTAATTTATTACCAAAATTAAAAGAAAATGAATTAGAATTATTGGATGAATATACAGCAAATAAAAATTTTAATACTTCTAAAAGTTACAATTTTAAATGTAATGTATGTGACAATATTTTTACAAGTACATTGATGGGTTCTGGTAAAATTCCAATATGTCGTAAATGTAACCCATTATTTAAAAATTCAAAAATAGAACAATTAATTAAAGATTTTTTAAATGAAAAAAATATCAAACACTTAGATAATGATAGAAAGATTTTAGATGGTAAGGAGATTGATATATTTCTACCCGATTATAATATTGGACTGGAAGTTAATGGTAATTATTATCATTCGGAGATAAATGGTGAAAAAACTAAATATTATCATATAGATAAAACAAATTTATCTGAAAGTAAAAATATTAAACTAATTCATATATGTGAGGATGAAATTTTATTAAAAACTGATATAGTATTATCGAAAATTTCAAGTTTATTAAATTTAAATAAAACTATATATGGTAGAAAATGTGTTATTAAAGAAATTAGTAAAAAAGAATCAACATTATTCTTAAATGAAAATCATTTACAAGGAAATTCCATCGATAAATATAGATATGGTTTATATTATAATGATGAAATTGTGTCAATCTTAACTTTTGGTAAAAAGAGAAAATCATTGGGTAATAAAAGTAAAAATGAAAATGAATATGAATTAGTTAGATTTTGTAATAAAAAGTACACAAATGTTATTGGAGGTTTTTCAAAATTATTGAAATATTTTATTAAAAATCATTTACCAACTAAAATAGAGACATTTGCTGATATTCGTTGGTCAGGTGTTAACCCTAAAAGTACGGTTTATTATAACAATGGATTTAATTTTATAAGACAAACACCCCCTAATTATTGGTATGTTCAAATGGGTAAATATATGAATAGATATCATAGATTTACATTTAGAAAAGATGTTTTAATTAAAGAGGGGTATGATAAAAAAATGACAGAATGGGAAATTATGAAATTAAAAGAATATGATCGCATATGGGATTGTGGTTCTTTAAAATTTGAAATGAATATTTAAATGACAAAATAAATATAAAAAGGGAGATTTAATCTCCCTTTTTTTGTTTTAGTAATATTTATCAATATGAGTTTATATGTAAAAAAATTAGTTAGAGAAATAATAACTGAAATTATTGATGATTCATCAAATCCGGTTATGAAATATTATGCATTTGATTGGGATGATAATCTTATGTTTATGCCAACAAAAATTTATCTAAAAGATGATAAAGATCAATCAGTTGGAATGTCAACCGAAGATTTTGCGGAATACAGGACTGAAGTTGGGAAAGAACCTTTTGAATATGAAGGTCATACAATTGTTGGATTTGACAATGAACCATTTAGAGATTTTGGTGTTTTGGGAGACAAACAATTTTTAAGAGATTCAATGACATCACCAACAGGACCGGCTTGGAATGATTTTGTTGAGGCTATTAATAATGGTTCAATATTCTCAATTATTACGGCTAGAGGTCATACTCCTTCAATATTAAAAGAGGCTGTGTATAGGTTAATAATTTCTAATAAATATGGATTGGATTCAGATAGATTGGCAAAAAATTTAATAAAATATAGAGATTTGGCTGACGAGGAATCATTATCTAAAGATGAATTAATAAAAACTTACTTAGATATGTGTCGTTTCCATCCTGTATCATACGGTGAAGGTTCTGCGACGAATCCTGAACAAGGTAAAATTAAAGCTATGGAAGAATTTATAAGATATGTTAAGTTAATATCTCATAGATTACAAAAGAAAGCTTTTATGAAAAATAAAATTAGTAATTACTTCACACCTTTTATTGGTTTTTCTGATGACGATGTTAGAAATGTTCAAACTATGAAAAAACATTTCAAAGATGATGACATATTAAAAACATACTTAACAGCTGGTGGTGAGAAAAAATTATATAAATAATTATAACTAGAATTCTAGTTATAATATTATTATTTATTCTAGTT